GGGCGATATCACTGGCCCGTGTGCGGACTGGCCTGTGACGTGGACGTGCGACGTTGACACGTTGAATCCGGCCGTCACCGGGCTGGCCGTGAGCATGGCCACCGAGACGTTGTGGGCGTTGACGGGCATGCGGTTCGGGGTGTGTCAGGTGACGCTGCGGCCGTGTGCCCGTGAGTGTCAGACCGGTTCGTTCTACGACGACTTCGGGCCTCCGTGGGCGTCGGGCTCGTATCCGCAGCCTGCGCTGATCGGTGGGCTTTGGTACAACCTGACGTGCGGTTCTTGTGCGGGTGACTGCTCGTGCACGCAGGTGTCTGAGGTTCGGCTGCCTGCTCCGGTGAACACGATCGTTGAGGTGAAGATCGACGGTACGCCGATGGTGTCGGGCGCGTACCGCATCGACAACAACCGGCTGTTGGTGCGCACGGACGGCGGTAGGTGGCCGCGCTGCAACGATCTCAACCTGGATGACACTGAGGTGGGTACGTGGTCGGTGACGGCTACGTATGGGGAGGCGTTGCCGGAGGGCGCGTCTCTGGCTGTTGGCCAGTTGGCGTGTGAGATTGCGAAGGCGGCGGCGGGTGGGGATTGCAAGCTTCCTGCCGGTCTTCAGCAGTTGGTGCGGCAGGGTGTGACGATCTCGTATCCGGATGTGGGTGAGTTGTTCCGGCAGGGGCGTACCGGGTTGTATCTGGTGGACATGTTCGTCAACGCGTGGAATCCGTATGGGCTGCGGCAACGCTCGCGGGTGTACTCCGTGGACCGGCCGACGGTGCGGAGGGCGGGGACGTGAACGGGTCAGCGGCCGTGCCGCTCGCGCCACTCCGTGTAGTAGACGTCGGCTGCTTTCCCGCGGAGGCTCTCCTCGTCGGGGTCCAACCCCAGCGCGATGGCCAGCGCGCCTCGCATGCCACGCATCTCGCCGGTGATGCGCTGGTGGAGTTCCCTTTGAGCTTCGTCGAGAGGGAAGGACTCAGGGGATGCTTCGAACCGGTCTTGGAAGTTGGCCATTTGTTCGCACAGGGCGTCGATGTACTGGCTCATGGTGGTGGGCGCGCTCATAGGCGTCAGCCTCTCACGGGCACGAGTAGGAAGGTGCCCACCCGATGCCGATGATCACGGGCCCGTTGAAGTGGTACACCGTCGCCTCCACCCTGGAGCAGGCCGTGTACGCCGAGTTGACCACGAAGCCCGACCGGCACTCCGTGGTGCCGGGTGCGATTGCGTGGGACGAATGCGACTGCGGCCTCCTCGCCGTCAGCCTCGCCCGGATCTTCCTCACCGAGACGTTCCCCGACGAACTGTCCCGCCGCGTCGGCAACGCCTGCGACGCACCCTATGAGGTCGGGGAGTTCGTCATCCAGGTCGTGCGCTGCGTGCCCGGCGCCGACGGCCAGGCAGTGGCGCCGACGGTGGCCGAGCTGGACGCCTCCGCGCAGGAACTCGCGCGCGACGCGTACGAGATGCTGCGCGCGGTGTCGGTGAAGCTGTGCGAGATGAACCGGGACCGCGACATCGCTGATTTCATGCTGCGCCCGCTTGTCCCGCAGGGGCCGTCTGGCGTGTGCGGCGGCAATGAACTGCGGGCGTACGTCGCGCTCGGCAGGAACTGAGCCCGTCGTGTTCACCGTGTCCACGAGCTTCGACCTCCACCGTGGCCGTATCGAACGCATGCTCCGGCTGCCCGGCGGCATCGTCTACCGCAACATGGAACGCCGCGTCGAGCGCGTCGAGCGTGAGGCGATCCGCCGGGCACCCGGCAGCATGGGCCGCACCATCCGCACGCAGATCCAGCGCGGGCCGGGCGGAGAGTTCCGAGGCGTCGTCACCGTCAATCACCCAGCGGCGATCTTCATAGTGAACGGAACTCGCCCGCACATGATTTTCCCGCGTAGGCCGGGCGGGGTGCTTCGGTTCACTGTGGGCGGCCAGGTCGTGTATGCCCGGTTCGTCAACCACCCGGGCACAAAACCGGACAATTTTCTCCGTGATGCACTCCGTGCGGCTCTCTAACACTCCGGAATGATCATGACGGGTGGGTGCCTACCGTCACCACCATGACCCAGCCCACACCCACGGCACCCCCCGTCAAAGACTTCAGCCGCCCCCGCGAACGCCTCACCTTCCGCATCGACGACGACACCTTCGAAGCCACCCCCGCCATCCCCGGCGACATGCTCACCGAATTCGCCAAACGCTACGCAGACGTCGGCAGCGCACCACTCGACCAGCAACTCGCCGTCATGAAAGACGCACTCTCCCTCGTCCTCCTCCCCGAATCCCACACACGCTTCACCAAACGCCTCTCCGACCTGGCAAACCCCATCGAACTGGAACAGACCGCCGACGTCATCCAGTGGCTCATGGGGCACTACGGCCGACGCCCTACACAGCCGTCCTCGCCCTCGCCCAATGGTGCGCCCAACCCGGCACCTGGCACGAGCTCGACGGACGCGCAGCCACAGCAGGCATCGATCCCAGCAACTTTCCAGCCCACCGCTGGCTGAACTTCATCTACGCCGAGATGCTCACGCGCCTGAACGTCCGCGACAACGAGAAGCCCGACGCCGCCCGCAAACGGTTCGACGGGCAACTCGGCGTACGCGCGTGGGCTGCACCCGGCAGCGAAACCCGTGAGACAGACCCGGCGCAGGCCGCAACGCCGTGGTGGTGGAACCAGACTGAAGCCGACCAGTCGGCGGACATGTTCATGGAGATGGCCCGCGCGAAGGGGATGATCACATGAGTACCCCCATCGGCGACGCCGAAATCCGCGTCGACGCCAATACCGACGCGGCAACCCTCGCCCTCGCCCGCTTCTCACGCGATGCCCAAGGCCGAGTCCGTGACATCCGTGGCCGCTTCGTCGCTGACGGCACCGTCATCAACCGGGCACTCATCAACGCGGCAGACGGCGGCGACCAGTTCGGCGGATCCCTACGCAGTCTCACCCGCGTGGCAGGCAGCGTCGGCGGTGCTCTCGCCAGCGTGGCCGGGGTCCTCGGCAAGGCCGGCGCCGCAGCGGGCTCGGCGGCGCCTCTGCTGGCGGGGATCGTCACCACCCTGGAGAGCATCGCGCCAGCCGGGGCGGTCGCGGTGACGGGAATGTTCGCGGTCGTCCAGGCGAGTGCGGCGATCAAGCTCGGCATGGCCGGTGTCGGGGACGCGGTCACTGCCGCGTTCGACACCAGCGAGGAAGGCGCGGAAGCTTTCGCGGAGGCGCTAGAAAAACTGTCGCCGTCGGCACGCGCGTTCGCCGAGCAGGTCCGAGAGCTTGCGCCCGCGTTCCGCGAATTCCAGCAGACCATCCAGGAAGAACTGTTCACCGAACTGGACAGCGTCCTGAAAACGGTGGCCACCGCCACGCTGCCCGAGCTGCAGAACCACCTGACAACAACCGCGAACAGCCTCGGCAACATGGCCGCCTCCGCCGGACTGGCCGCCGCCGCGCTGGCCGACAACGGCACACTCGGCCGCGCTATGGAAGGCGCCAACCTAGGGCTGCGAAACCTTGAAGGAGTACCTGCCCAGGTCGTCACCGCACTCGGGCAACTCGCTGCTGCGGGCGCGCCGGCGTTCGACCGCCTCACTGCGGGAGCTGGCAGAGCGGCCACGAGTATCGGCGAGCGGCTCGGTCGGGCGTTCGAGTCGGGTGCGTTGGAAGAAGCGGTCAACACGGCAGTGGGCGTGCTGCGTGACCTTGCAGAGGTCGCGGGCAATGTGTTCGCGATCCTCGGCAACATCATGGCCCCGGTCCAAGAACAAGGCGCTGGTCTGGTCGGAACCCTGCTGGAGATCACCGGCGTGCTGCGGGAAGCCACCGGCACCCAAGCATTCCAGGACGCGATCAGCGCACTGGCCTCGGTGATGAGCACTCTGGCCAGCACGGTCGGCCCGCTGCTGGGGCAGGCGCTCGCCGCAATCGGACCCGTCTTCACCACACTCGGGCCCCCTGTCGAGCGGCTGATCGAGAACCTCGGCGCTGCACTGTCGCCGATCATCGAAGCGCTCGGGCCGGTCCTCGCCGTGGCCGCGGAAGCCGTCGGTGTTCTCGTCGATGCGATCTCGCCGCTGCTGCCTGTGGTAGGCGAGTTGATCGCGTCGCTGCTGCCGCCACTGGTCCCGGTCATTCAGGCAATCGCGGAGGCGTTCGCGGGGGCCGCGCCGATCCTGCAGCAGCTCGGGGAAATCCTCACCGCAGTGCTGGCGCCGATCATCGCGGAGCTCCCCACGATCCTCACACCACTGATCGACACATTCAGCGAGATCACGGCGATCATCCTGCCCCTCGTGGCGCAGCTTTTGACCGCGCTGGCCCCGGCGCTGGCATCGCTGGGCCAGTCGTTCGGGGAGCTCCTCGTCGCGGTGGCTCCGCTACTGGAGATACTCGGGATCCTCATTGCAGAAGGTTTGACGGCACTCCTGCCGGTCATCACTCCGCTGATCGAGCTGGTCGGGCAACTCGCTACGATCCTCGCCGACCAACTGGCGAACGTCATCACCAACGTCGTAGTCCCCGCACTAACCGTCATCACTGAACTGCTCAACGGAGACGCCTCCGCAGCGTGGGCAGCATTCAAAGAACTCATCAGCGGGGTAGGGACCGCGATCAGTGAGACGGTCACCAACATCCTGTCCACCATCGGTTTGCTGATCGACGGGATCATCGGGTTCTTCCAAAACTTGTTCGACGTCCTGGTCGGAAACAGCATCATCCCCGACCTCATCAACGCAATCATCAGTTGGGTCGCCCGACTGCCCGGCGAGGTGTTCGCCGCGCTCGCATCGCTGGCCGCCGGGCTGATCCGGATCGCGACAGACGCGTTCAGCCGGTTCCGCTCTGCCGTCGTAAAGGGCGCCATCGCCACCATCGGTTTTGTCCGCAGCGTCCCCGGCCGCATCCGATCCGCGCTCAGCAGGCTCGGTAGCCTGATCAGCTCGCTGGCCACTGCCGCGTTCGGCCGGTTCCGCTCCGCCATTTCCAGCGGCGCCTCCCGCGCGATCGGCTTCGCACGCGGTATCCCCGGCCGCATCAGAGGCGCCCTGGGCAGTCTCGGCAGGTTGCTGTACAGCTCTGGACGCTCAATCATCCAGGGCCTCATCAACGGCATCAAATCACTCGCAGGGAGCGTCAAGGACGCGGTCGGCGGCGTGCTGTCGAGCGCCCGTGACGTGCTGCCTTTCTCCCCGGCGAAGGAGGGCCCGTTCTCCGGGAAGGGCTGGACTCTCTTCTCCGGCCGATCCATCAGCGAGGCGCTAGCGGAGGGCATCGGCCAACGCGAGGCGATGGTTCGGCGTGCTGCACTCGATCTCGCCGAGCGCACTCAGATGGCACTGACCCCTTCAATGGTGATGCCAGGCGAGGCGGCGCCGTCGTCGCCGACTGCGGTTGCCGCGAATCTGTCGGCCTTGCGTACACCGCAAGCCACCCCTCCACCGACAGTGGTGAACATCAGCCTCAACCTCACCAACCGCGGTGTCCTGGGCTCGCAGTTCGAGGTGGAAGGTTTCCTTACCCGGGCCATGGAAAACCTTCAGCGCACCGGCCGGCTTCCCACCGCACGGGCCCGGTGACCGCCGATGCCGCTGACACAAGAACTCTTCGACGACTTCAACGACAACACCGTCGACCCCACCAAGTGGCCCAACAACTACAACACCGGGACCGGCGGCCTACCCGTCGAGACGGGCGGACGCGCGCGCGTCCCCTGCGATGCCGGCTTCGCGGCCTACGCCTCCGACAACATCTACACCCTGCAAGACTCGTACGCTTTCGTACGCGCATTCCCCCCACCGGCGACCGGAATGGCGGAAGCATTCTGCCAACTCCTCGTCCTGTCGAACGTCGTGGGCACGCAGATCGTCTTCGAGATCAACCCGGTCACGAACCTGCTGCTGATGACCGTCCACGTCGGATTCGTCGACGAGGGCGGCCGCACCATCCCCTACGACCCGGTCGACCACGCGTGGCTGCGGGTCCGCGAGGAGTCCAGCACCCTGTACTGGGAGACGTCGCCCGACGGCCGCGAGTGGACGACACAGCACACCGATGCCTCTCCTGCATGGGTCACGGACGCCGATCTGGAACTGCAGCTCCTCGCGCACTGCTCGCCGACCGTAACCGGCGCACCAACGGGCGAGTTCGCGGAGTTCGACGACTTCAACGTCGCACCTGCGCTCGCCGACGGGTACACCGTGGCGATTGACTGGAACGGCGACGGCGACTTCGACGACACCAATGAGAACGTCACCGACGATGTTCTTCAGCGTGGCGTGGTCACCTTCCAGTACGGCCGCGACCAGGAACGCGCCCTGTCCCCACCCAGAGTGGGCTCGCTGGGGATGACGCTGTGCAACGCTGACCGTGTCTACTCGCCGGATAACCCTGAGTCTCCCATCGTCGATGACGTGGGCCCCGCAGCACCGGTCAAAGCTGAGGTCGTCTACAGCAACACCTTGTATCCCCTGATCCGGGGGCGCATCGACGATCTGGTGGTCCACCCTGACCGCAGTAACCGGTCCGCTGAGATCACCGCCTTGGATGATCTGTCGCTGCTGCGCGGCACATCCCTGTCCACCGAGCTGTACCAGGCGCAGCGCACCGGCACCCTGATCGGGGTCATCCTCGACGAGATCGGCTGGACCGCCCCTAGGGATCTGGACCTGGGGGCGACGTTCGTGCCCTGGTGGTGGGCAGAAGACGAAGACGCGTTCGACGCGCTGACGGATCTGCTGCAATCGGAGGGCCCGCCGAGCATCGCGTATGTGGCGCCGGGTGGGACGTTCGTCTACCGGGACCGCCATCACCGGCTGCTGCGCACCGCGTCGATCGTGTCGCAGGCCACGTTCGCCTCCCGGCAGATCGGGGAGTGCGACCCGTGCAGCGACCCCGTCACCGAGTATGGGGACGGCTGCTACGGCTTCGGCATCTACGGAGGGTAAGAGACGCACATGGTCACGACACCGACGATCGGGCAGACGGCTTGGGGGCAGCCCCTCAACGATGCCCTCAACGACTTGCAGACGCAGATCGACGGCAAGTACAGCAAGACGGGCGGCGCGCTGACGGGCGGCATCACGACCGATCTCGCAGTGCGGTCCGCGTTCTTCAAGACGACATCCACCACCGAGCACGCGGTCACGATCTACCAGGCAGGCACCTCCGGCACCGACACCGCGAGCGCACTGAACCTGATCAGCGACAACCCGCTCACCTCCGCCGTACAGATCACCGCATCGGAGAACGCGCGCGGCTCCGTGAAAATCAGCCACCGCAACCACTCAGGCTCCGCAACAGGAGACGCCAACGCGGCAGCCATCTCCATCGACCTGGTCCGGGACGGCGAGACGGGCACTGCGGCGCAGGGCATCTTCGTCACGGCCACGGACGGCGGCACGACGGGCCGTCTGCTGACGCTCCGCAACGGCGGCGCGAACCTGGTCACAGTCCCCGCGGCGGGCACCCTGCACTCCTCGGTCGGTGCGCTAGGGGCGTTCCAGCCCGTCAACCACGGCGTAGCAGCGTGGGCATTCGACCCGACCCTGTCGTTCAACTCCAGCCTCCTCACCAACGGAACCGTCTACCTGACGAAGGTCCACATCTCGGAAGCGGTCGCCGCGGTCAGCCTGTACTGGTGGGTGACCGCCGTGGGTGTGACCCCCACGGCCGGACAGAACGAGGTCGGACTGTACAACTCGGCCGGAACACTGCTGGCGGCCACGAACGTTGACGCGGACATCAGCAGCACCGGCCTGAAGACCACCACCATCGCCAGCCAGAGCCTGACCGCGGGCTCTTTCTACTGGGTGGCCATGGTCTTCAACGCCGGGACCGCACCGACCGTCGCCCGCGCCACCGGCAGCGCAGGGATCGCCACAGCCGTCAACATGGGACTCACCTCCGGCACCTACCGGTACGCAACCAACGGCGTGGGCCAGACCGCGCTCCCCGCATCCATCACCCCCGGCAGCAACGTCGCGACCGGATTCGCCGGGCCGTGGGTGGCGGCAGGGCCTTGAGGAAACGAGACAACGTCATGGCAGACACAACGGGCACCAGTGCTGAACACGACCCCGTAGCCGAGGCATACCGCCTCGTCGAGGAAGACACCAAAACCCGCATGGACGCCTGCCGCGCAGAGATCGAAGAAGTCCTCGACCGGCACGGCTTCCGCCTCATCGTCGAACCCGGACGCGCCACCCTCACCGCCAAGGAGTAGCCATGGCCGAGTTCGACTTCATCGAACCCTTCGGCTACACCAACGGCTGGCGCGACATCGTCAACAGCGTCACATTCGCCGTCGAAGAACGCGTACCCGAAGCCTCACTGTCCGTCGTCTGGGAATCCGGCACCGTCATCTCCCTCGCACTCGGGCAGTCCGTACAGGTACGCGTCCAGGCCAGCGACCCCTTCCGTGACGCACAGGACCTCACGGACGGCGTCGACATCGTCTACTCCGGCGCCGGTGTGCCTGTCGTACTGCTGTCGCGCCGCTCCGGGCAGTCGCTGGCCATCACCATCACCGCGGCGGGCGGCGCGCTCACCATCACCCACCTTCAAGTGCGGGCCCGTGCCGTGCCGGTCGCCCGCACCGTGCAGGTGGCAGCAGACGACTCGGTGAGTATCAGCCGGCACAGCCGCCGCTCTTACCAGCAGGATCCGCCGTGGCCGAACGCCAACGACTCGGCGGCGATCGTTCAACTGCTGCTCGCCCACTATGCGGAGCGCAGCCCGACGGTGCAGTTGCGGATCGTGTCCTGCGACATTCCGCACTGGCTGCAAATCCTCACCCGCGCACTGTCGGACCGGATCACCATCCGCAACGGGGAGCTGGGGTTGAATGCGGACTTCTACATTGAGCAGATCCAGCAGACGTTGACCCGTATGACCGTCGACGGGGAGGTGTGCGAGGAGCCGGTGCACTACGCGACGTTCGGGTGTGAGCGGGCGCTTGCGGATGCGTCGGACAATCCGTTCACGTTCGACAAGGCGGGCGCGGGTTTCGACGACGGGGTGTTCGATCCGACTGCGGCCGACAGTCCGGACACGGTGTTCATCTTCGACCATCCGACGCAGGGCCAGTTCGGTACGGGACTGTTCGGCACCTGACCCCGGAATGATCTTCGGTGTGCGGGTTCTACCGTCACCCGCATGGTCCAGCTCATCGCGCACACGGCACGCGCCCGCGTCTACTGCGGGGACTGGATAGCGGACTGCCCACGCCCCGACTGCGGGGGCGCCGAGCACCTCTACTCGCTGTCCAACCCCCGCAACCCCCGCTCACCCCGGGTGGTGCAGAAGAGCGAGTTCCACTGCACCAACTGCCAGCTCACCGCGCCGGTCGAGTGGCCCCCCAACCTGGCCGACATCACCGCCGTTCTGATGCTGCGCCCGGTTCCGCAAACGCGTATCTGGTATCCGGCCGGGCACGACGAGGCGGTCAAGTGCAACATCCCGCACGGGCAGAGCGTCGATGAGCTGCGCGAAGAGAACGCCGAGCACGGCGTCCCGACCGGGGCGGTGGCCTGATGGCTTGGTCGGCGCCAATGACAGCGGTCGCAAATACCATATTCACCGCCGCGCAGTTCAATCAGTTCGTCCGCGACAACTTGAACGAAACCACGCCCGCACTGGCCACCGCCGCCGGATCGCACTTCGTAGCGGACGGCGTGAACTCCATCGCCGAACGCGCACTGGACGGTGACACCGTCCTCACCCCCCAGACCACCATGTCCACCACATTCGCCGACCTGGCCACCGTCGGCCCGACGGTCACCGTGGACACCGGACCATACGCGCTCGTCCTCACCCACGCGCAGGTAGAAAACAGCGGCGCCGGATCCGCATACGCAGGCGTGGAAGTCACCGGCGCGACCAGCATCGCCCCGGCCCTCAACCGGTCCATCAACATTTTCAACTCCGCGAACACTCGCATCGGCGCAGGCACCTCCGTGCTGTACGCGGGCGGCCTCGTCCTCACGCCCGGGAGCAACACGTTCACGATGAAGTACCTGGTCAGCTCGGGGACCGGGACATTCGGTGACCGCCGCATCATCGTGATGCCTTTCTGAGGGGGTGATCAAAATCGCTTGGACAGCGCCAATGACAGCGGTCGCCGGATCGGTATACACCGCTGCGCAATTCAACACATTCGTCCGCGACAACTTGAACGAGACCGCCCCAGCGAAAGCCACAACTAACGGCGGCTATTTCGTCTCCACAGCACTCAACCAAATCGCCGAGCGCGTCGGGTCCGCGCAGACGTTCGCCGCTCAGGAAACCACCGCGTCCACGACGTTCGATGACCTGCCGACCGCAGGCCCGACCGTTACCGTGACGACCGGCACTCTCGCCCTGGTGATTTTCGGCTGCGAGCAGAGCAACGACGGCACGGGGTCCACGCGGACCAGCGTGGAGGTGACCGGCGCGAGCAGTATCGCCGCCGAAGACATCCGGGCTTTGACCCTGAGTGGTGTCGACGCGGGCGCACTCTTGCAGGCGTCTCACGCAGTGTTCTACATCGACCTTTTGCCTGGGGTGAACACGTTCACGATGAAGTACCGGGTGTCCTCCGGGACGGGGACTTTCCGCCGCCGCCGCCTGATCGTGCTGCCCTACTGAATTGGAGACGCCCGTGCCCGTCCTCGTGTGCTCGCTGATCACCAATCAGCCGCAGGAAATCCCCACAAACGGCTACCACGTGGTGCGGTTCCCCTACGGCTCCGCAGAGTCCTACGACGCCCACAACATGCACCCGGCCGAGCAGCCCGACGGCTACACCGTGGCCGGCTGGCCAACCGATGACCGGTCCGGGCTGATCTGGCCCACCGCCGACGGCTGGGGTTCGCTGACGGCGGTAATCCAGTGGGAGTCGGGCGGCTATACGGAGTTGCGGGATCAGTTCGTGCGTGACCCGCTCGGCCTCACGAACGACCCGGTGAACACGACCGCGACGGAGCACCGGCCTCCGTCGCCGGGGATGCAGTGCTGGCACAAAGCCCACGAGATCTTCGTCCACCCCGGGGTGCCGCTAGCACTGCGGGTTTCCCACAACGACAGCGTGCCGCGCCGCATGGTGTTCGCCGAGTTCAAACTCGCCGTCCACACGGGGGCTTGAGATGGCCTGGTACCCGGGCGCCACCAAGATGGAACTCCAGCCGGAGAGCGATCAGCAGCCTGCGATCCGGCCGACGCAGCTCATCTTCCACAGCATCGTCGCCCCGTGGACGCCACGGCGTACCTATGAGTTCTGGCGGGACAGCTCGGCGCTTGAGTCGCATTTCGGCATTGGTTATGACGGGGACATCGCGCAGTACATCGGCACCGAGACACGCGCCGACGCCAACGCGGCCGCGAACCGCCGGCCGGACGGCACCGGCGCCGTGTCTGTCGAGACGGCGTCGAACACGAAGGCGTCCGATCCGTGGACCTCCCAGCAGGTCGAGGAACTCATCCGGCTCGGCGTGTGGATGCACGAACGGCACGGTGTGACGTTGCGGGTCTGCCGAAGCTGGGCCGACCCCGGATACGGCTACCACCGCCTGTTCCCGCAGTGGTCGACCTCAGGCACCGCATGCCCTGGGGACGCGCGTGTACGCCAGTTCAACGAGGTCGTGTTCCCGGGCATCGTCGCCCGCGCCACCGGCAAACCCACCCCACCCCAGGAAGCTGACGTGACCCCCGACCAGATCCAGAACGCCGTACTCACCGCCCTCAAGTCCAAGGCGGGCAAGGACGCGGTGTACGACGCGGTCCTCAGGAACGACCGGATGCCCGCGCCGCTGACCAGCTCGACGCGGGACACCAACCCGACCTGGATGCTCGCTTCGATCGAGACCGACACCAACAACCTGGTGCGCGCCACCAAGGCCGCGGTAGAGGCACAGAAGCCAGTCGAGCTGACGGACACGCAGCTCGCCGCGCTCGGCGCTGCGGTGGCCCCGGGGCTCGCGGACGCCATCGCCTCGCGGGTGGCAGACCTGCTTGCCGCCCGACTTGCTGAATAGGAAGAGGAATCCCCCATGAGGATTTCGAAGTACTGGAAAGCCGTTGTCTCTGCGCTCGCCGCGGGGTCCGGCTCTCTGTCCGTCGCAGTCATCGACGACACCGTGACCGCCGCCGAGGGATGGGCCGCGCTCATCGCTGTCCTCGCCGCGCTCGGATTCACCTGGGCGGTCCCCAACCGGGATGCCTTCACCGCTGGAGAGGACACGGAAGCATGAGCAGCCCCTTGGACGGACGTATCCGCAAGCTCGCCCGCGAGGAGGCCACGCAGGCGCTCCTCGGCGTCGGACAGCCCAACCATGCGGCGCCCGACACGGCCGGGCTGCAGCAGCAGATCACCGACCTGCATGAGCACCTTCACCACGCTGCGACCGCGATCGACCGGCTTGGCAAGCGGATCGACGCACTGGAGGCAGCGGCGGGACCGGTCAACGCCGACACCCTGGTGGGGGCGACGGCGGAGGCGCCGCGGACCCGTGGACGCCGGAAGACCACCGAAGAGTGAAGGTCGTCGTATTTCCTGCGGATCGTTGGGGCTGTGGCTCATTTAGGATGATTTGGCCCGGCGAGGCGTGCGCGGCGGCCGGGCATGACGTGACCGTGGTCGCGCAGGAGCGGCGCACGGTGCGCTTGGTCATGGAGGGCGACCTTGTGAAGGACGTCCTCGTCGAGCCGGGTGTGGATGTGGTCGTGATGCAGCGGGTGACGCACGCCTACATGGCGCAGGCCGTGGGGGTGATGCGGTCGAAGGGCGTCGCGGTGGTCGTCGATGTCGACGACGATCTGTCGTCGATCCACCCGAGCAATCCGGCGTGGGCGATGCACCATCCCGGGAACGAGGGGAAGCGGCTGGCCGGGGGGCGGGAGGTGCATCGGCATTCGTGGCGGAATCTCGCGGCGGCGTGTCGGGATGCGACGTTGGTGACGGTGTCGACGCCTGCCCTGTTGGACGTGTACGCGCGGCATGGGCGGGGGCATGTGCTGCCGAACTATCTGCCGGACATGTACTACGGGCTGCCGCGTACGGACTCGGACACGATCGGCTGGCCCGGTTCGTTCCACTCCCACCCGAACGACCCGGAGGTGGTCGGCGGTGCGGTCGCGCGGCTGGTGGATGAGGGCGCGTCGTTCGTGATGCGCGGTGATCCGACGGGCGCGGGGAAGGCGCTCGGTCTCGCTGCGGATCCGCCGGGCGGCGCGGTGCCGATCGAGGAGTGGCCGCGCGCCGTCGCCGAGTTGGGGATCGGGATCGCGCCACTGGCGGACACGAAGTTCAATCAGGCCAAGTCGGCGTTGAAGCCGATGGAGATGTCTGCCTGCGGTGTGCCGTGGGTGGCGTCGCCGCGGGCGGAGTATGCGCGGCTGCACAAGATGGGCGCCGGGATCCTCGCTGATCGGCCGCGGACTTGGTATCGGGAGTTGAAGCGACTGCGGGAGTCGGCTGCGTTGCGGGCGGAGTTGTCGGAGGCGGGGCGTGCGGTCGCCGAGCAGCTCCGGTTGCGGGATCACGCCTGGCGTTGGGCCGATGCCTGGCAGAGGGCGTATGAGATGCAGCAGGCTACGCCTCGCACGGCGGTCCCGGCTTAACTCGGCGACGCGCCGGGACCCCATTGCCTGTCGAAGTCTTCCTGGCTGATCTGCCCTTCGCGGAGCGCCCGTTCGTCGAGACGTCGGGCTGCGGCGCGGCGCTCTTCGGGGGTGCCTTCGTAGTAGGCCTTGAGGTCTTTGAAGTCCGGTTCTTCCTCGCTGCTCATGAACGCATCCTAAGCAGCCGACGCGGGTAGCGGTGTAGCGCTCACTGTCCTCGTCGTACGTGAGACTCCGGCGGCGGCCACATCAGCGGGGACTCCGGCACGAACGCCCGGTGCTTGCATCCGGCCCACTTCAGCACCTCGTTGATGCCGTCCCAGTAGGCGGCCGAGACTCGTCCGCATCCGTCGGCGGGGCAAGCCATCGAGCCGTCTGGTGAGTCGAACCAGATCCGCCAGTCTTCGTCGGTGAGTTCTGGGACCCATTCCTGTCGAGCCATGGTGGCATCCTCGCATGGCGGTCCCGGCTTAGTGGAAGTCCTTCGCCTTCAGCTTCGCCATCCGTCCGTCGGCGTGGTGCCAGACGAGGCCCTCGTAGTGGCGGGCGAGCAGCCACGTCCGGAGTCCGCCGTAGTCGCGGGGCGCGGCTTCACAGTCGATACGGTCGGAGCGCCGGGCCCAGCCGTGGGGCATGAGGACGTGGACGTCGAATCCGTCGGGGTTGCCGTTGATCTTCGGCCCGAGGAGTTCATACGTGTCCGCGCCCTCAACACCGCCACAGTTCTCCACAGCCTCGGCGTGGAACTTCGCGAACGACGACTGCGCCATCGGCTCCCAGCCGACGAGCTTTCCCGTCGCTTCGTCATGCTGGACGATCTGGTAGCCGGGCGGGATGTTCTTGCCGGGCTTGACCTCGCGGCGGGCCCACCAGGCGCCGTGCTCGTCGAGCATGACGCAGGTGCCGTCCCACTTGCGGGTGGCGACGCCTTCGCCGTCGATCACCCATTCGCAGCCGGGCGTGACGTCGGGCAGGACGTGGCGGCGGTCTTCGGGGTTACGGACGAAGAGGGTTGGGATTTTCTGCATCGGGTGATGCTCCTTCGCAGTTCAGGCTGCGGCCGATGGTAGCGGTGTGGCGGCGATTGGTTCCTCACGCACGTCGCGCACCCACGAGATTCCGCACGCGAGGCACAGTTCGTGCGGGCCCTGATACACCAGCGCCGGTGCCGTGCAGAGACACAGCGGGCACTTCGCGCGGGTGCGCACCCGCCGTAGCTGGTCACGCTGGTAGGTGGTCGTGCCGCCCCAATACCCTTCGGCCCGGTTGAGCATCGCCCACGCCAGGCAGCGGGTGCGGACGTCGCAGGTTTTGCACCACTCCTGCGCGGCGGCGAGCCCTTCGTCCGTTTCGACGTCGGGGACGAAGTCGAAGCCGACGGTGGCGCAGGGGGCGTCGGCCTGCCAGGCGACGTCATCGGCGGAGAAGAACTCGACGATGCTCATGACGACCTCAAACGGTGTACGGCCAAGGCAGCGATGAAACAGCCGATAGCGATCACGTGCAGCGTGGCGCCCCAGACGCTCCCGCTGATCGAGGTTCCGATGAGCCCGACGATGTTGGTGGCGACGCCTGTAGTGAAGAACAGTCGGGCGGACAGTTTGCCGAGCGCGGCGAGTAGTGCGGCGGCAAGGAACACAGTGACGCTGAGGATGTTGATGGTCTGGCCGATGGCGACCATGGCGTCTCCTCTCAGGGGCACGGGGTGTCGTCGGCGACGGACCAGACGATGACGCCGTGCTGGAGGCACTGCCGGATACGGCCCTGCTTACGGAGCCGGGAGCAGGAGAGGTAGACGGCGTCGCGGTCCAGTCCGGCCTGTGTGGCGAGGTCTCGGCGGGTGGCGTGGCCGTCGGCGATGAGTTGGTAGATGGTCTCGTCGCGGGCGATGACGTCGGGGTCGCGGGGGCGTCCGGGCCGTCGTGCGGTTTGCTGCATGCTGGCCTCGCATTCACTTCGCCGGAGGGCTGAATACCATTATGCAGCCGGGATGCAAGTGGCCCATGTTGCCGGAATATGCCCGAGCGTTCGAATGCCACACTCACGTTCGAACGGCCCACCACCATGAGGGCCCGCACCACGGAGGGGCCCATGGACCTACTCATCTACCTCGGCGCCGGAGCAGCCGCACTCATCGCCATCGGCGCACTCGCCCGCGGCGTGTGGCGCATCAACCGGCGGATCGTGACGATCGTGACCGCGGTGCAGGAGTTGTCGCCGAACGGCGGCCACTCGATCAAAGACACCGTGACACGCACCGAACGGAAGGTGGACGAGACGGCGCGGGAACTGTGTGAGTTGAGGCAGCGGTTCGAGGAGCACCTGTCCGCGGGTGACGGCTCGTCGTGACGGCGGGACATCACTTCGCCAGACGGCGAAGTGATGCGCTGACCTCAGCTTCCCCATGCGGGGAACCTGGCTGACCAGGCTTTTTCGTGACAGCACGAAAAGCTACGCCGCCTCCACCACCTCGGCCCGTACCGCTGCCGCCCACTCCGCATACAGCCGCTCGTACCGGTCCCGTGCCTCGCCGACGAGCTGCACGCGCGGATCTCCCCGGTCTCCCCACAGGGCACGGATCTCCTCGTTCACCACGGCAGCAGACCGCACGGAACCAGAGGCGGGAAAGTTCAAGGGCATACAGACAGCCTACGGCGATCAAAGATCACCCAGATTCAGCCCCCGCGCCTCATCAGCAGCACGCTTCGCCGCCGTCGCCCGCGTATACCGATCAATCATGTCCCGCCGCGACCACCCAGCCACCGCCATCAACCCCCCCTCCGACCCACCCCGCTGAAGCCACCTCCCAGCCGCCGTATGCCGCAACACATGCGGATGGAAGTCCCCAACACCCGCGATCCTCGCACGCCGCACCAGACTGTCGTAGAGACCCGAATATCCGATCGTCTTACCCCGGTCACCGAGCCACAGATCCGGCGTCCCGGAAAGCCTGTGAGCCCGCCGCAACCGCAGATACCGGTCAACCGCGCGAGACGTCTGCGGCCCGATAGGCACCCTGCGGCCCTTGCCTCCCTTGCCGCGGCGCACGATCACAGTGCCGGCGGGCAGGTCGATGTCGTCCACTTCCATGGCGACGACTTCACCGATCCTCGCCCCGGTCTCGATCATTAGTCGGATGATTGCCTCGTCGCGGCGTTCCCAGAAGTCCTTGCCGGCGCACGCCTTGATCAACGAGCGGAGCTGGTCGTCGGATAGTTCAGGGATAATTTTGCTATCGAGCTTGGGCGGCTTCAGGCCCACCAGCGGGTCGCTGTCGAGCTCTCCCTCTTCGGCCAGCCATGTGGAGAACCGGCGGAGGGACAACTGTCGAGAGCGGGCCGTGGCAGCCTCTGCGCCGTCGTCGAGGAGATCTGCGACGAAGGCGTTCACTACGGCTCGTGCGAGGTCAGGCTCGCGGCCGGTGCGCTCGCACCAGGCGATGAAGCGTTTGATGCCGTCGGTGTAGGTCTTCACGGTCTGCTGGCTTTTGCGTTCGGCGCGTAGGTGGAGGGTCCAGGAGTCGAGGAGTCTGCGCATGTCGTCGGTGGTCATGGTCGCCCCCTGCGCATGGTCTTACCATGTGGTATCTCCACTGGCAGCGCCATGCTTCGGACAGCAAAGTGCCCCCGACCATGTTTGTAAAGGTCAGGGGCACTTTCCGTGACGTCACTCAGTCAAGATAGTCGCGCACTACACAGCGATTAACGCCATGCTTAAGCCCGTCATTGGGGGTCACAAAGAGCCGCCATGCTTTGCAATACCCTCGACTGAACTTCTTTCTCGGCCACCCGCCGTACACACCTCCAGCGCATCCGGGCAGCCCTTGGCAACCAGCCCGATCGCCCGAACCGCATCCGCCTCACTGATCTGCGCAGGGTCGTACGACGCGTACGCGCCGCGGCCGCCAGGGTGAAGCGCGACAGCCGTGCCGGGCGCATGCTCGCGCGCCTCAAGATTGAGCGTCAGCGCGACCACAGGATCCCCCTGTCTCGTGCGTGCTGGCCGCACAACGTCCGAAAAGCCGCACGCACGTCCGTTGTCGAGCCAGGAACTGTACGCCGCATCCCGACCGCCACAGAACCCGCAATGCATAAATGCATGCCCTTTCAACACATGTCGGTTGTATGTAAACAGGCAGTCAGTTCGAGTCGTCCTCCCCCTCGTTCCGCGCGCGCTCGGCCTGCCGTAGCACTGCGTCCGTGTCCGGATCTTTGGTGCCGGGCATGGTGAGAGCGATCCCCTCGGCGGTCTGGGTGACGACCAGGCCGAGGAACTGGTAAGCCGCAGCCGCCTGCACCTGCGCTTCGGGGATGCGGAGGCCGGCGGCGATGGCCCGGATGAGCGGCGGATCGATGTGGACCTTTTTACCGTGGGCGACTTTCCACAGGACTCCCCTGCTGGGCCGGTATCCGGTGCGTTCGTCGATGGCCTGTTCTTCGAACTTGTCGTAGGTGAGTGGGCGTCCCGGGCCGAGGCGGTCGGCTACGAGTTCGGTGAGGGTCTGCATGGTCGTGTCCTCGCTTGCGGGGGCCGGCGGGTTGGTCGGTGTGGGGGGCGAACCTCCGCCCGAGTCAGCGTCATTGTCCACGTTCAAGAACACTCACGCGCCCCCAGCCTCGAATGTTCAAGCCGAACGCTACGGAAAACGGGGACAGGATCGGACGATTCCCGCACAGCACTGGACAGCAGAGCAACGCCATGCTTAGCTTGTTCATGTTCACGAACGTGGACGCCACGGGAGGAACTGGTGCCCGACGCCGAACCCATCTACCGCCTCACAAACGCCCCGCTCCTGAAGCGGCTCATGCGAGGCCCTACCGAAAACGGCCGCCGCCACACGGCACGCAGCCTCGCCGACGCAACCGGCATCAGCAAAAGCAAAATCTGGCACATGATCCACGGACGGCAGCCCAAGCTCCCTCAGAGCAAGATGCACGCCGTCCTCAACGAAGTCGACGCCGAACAGGGCTGGCTTTTCACGCCCATCGCATACACGTTCAAGAACGCGAACACGGAGGAAGAAGAGAGATGAACGCCGAAGAACGCCGGCTCCGCGCCCAACTCGGCGCAGAGATGAGCTGGGCGAAAACCCCCGACCGCACCGCCCGCACCGCACCCGGCAACCGCGCCGCCGAAGCCCGCTTCGAGAAGCAGGCCCGCGAGCTGCACCCGGACGCCGGTGACGAGTTCATCGCGAAGGTCGCAGAGAACCTGCGGCGGGCGCACTTCAGGCGGATGGGGCTGGAGTCGGCGCGTAGGCGCCGGGAGCGCACGTCGGCCGCCTGACCAAGAAGACGGGGCCGCCCGGACCATGCCCGGTCCCGACAGCCCCTCGGCAACCCACTGAACCCAGAGAAGGAAGTGGATCACCTTGAGTAATCCTACTGATCTCCCCGGCGCGTCGATCGCCGTGATGACGCTGGCGCAGAAGCCGCAGGCGCGGCCGAAGGCTGTCCCGCCGGTGGAGGCGCTGTATCAGCCGGTGCCGTCCGATGCGTATGCGCCGCCGCTGGACCTCGCGGTGCGTCTTGCGCGGGAGGACTTGGCCGTGCAGCAGGGTGCGGACATCCATGACCGCGAGGCCATGGTCAGGGCGGCTGTGACGTTGGAGATCCGGCTGCGGATGTTGCTGGCGGCGCTGGACGCGGACGCGGCGGGGGTGCCGGCATGAGCGCCGAGCACCTGAAGCGGACGGTCGCGAACACGATCGCGGGCGTGAGCCTGCACTGGAACGGCTACAACAAGAAGCCGTCCGATCTGTACGCGGCGATGGCGGATCGGCTCGCTGACGCGCAGTTGGTGCAGTCGCCGGAGACGGCGGCCGAGCTGGAGACGCTGCGGGCTCGGGTCGCCGAGTTGGAGGCCGCGGCGAAGGCAATCCGGCATCTGCACACTGACTCGCCGATGGGTCCGTGCCCGGTGTGTGTCGACGCGGATGCGATGGGCCGGGGTGAGGACTACACGGTTCCGTTCCCGTGTCCGACGGCGCGGTTGGCGGGGGCGAAGGACTGCGACCCGCCGTACGTCAGTCGTCTGCTGCCGCCGCGTGACGCGGCCTGCGCGCGCTGCGGTCACTCCGGTGCCGAGCATCACCACGGGGACACGAAGTGCTGGGCGCACCTGCCTAAGGGGCACGGCGACCCGATCCGGCTCTGCGTGTGTGAGGGGTTCGTCGCGGGCTCGTCGGTGGAGGTGTCGGCGGACAGGCTGACGCGGCTGCTGGCGCCGTCACAGGTGTTGCGTGAGGACGCGTACGAGTCGCCGCTGCACCACAACTACCGGGTCTCGCACGACCTGCCCGAGCCCGCGCATCCTGTGCCGTGCCGGTTCCCGAAGTCGCCGGGCTGCACCTGCGGCCTGACCGGGGCCGACGTCGAGCCCGAGACGGGCGGTGACGGTCGTGGCTGACACCACCCGCCGTGCCGCGCTCACCGTGGCCGACCACGCCCGCGACGCCGACGACTGCCGCGAGTTGCTCGCCATGCTCGGCCTCACCCTGCCGAAGCCGAAGCGTAAGCCCGGCCGGCCGCCGGTGGACCACGGGCACGGCGACCACCGCACCTACAACAAGGGCTGCCGCTGCGCCGCCTGCCGCGAGGCATACCGCGTGTACGCCGCAGAGCTGCGGGCCAAGTGGAAGGCCGACCCGTCCAGCGCTGACCGGGCGGGGCACGGCAAGTCGACGACCTACCGCAACCACGCCTGTCGGTGCGAGGAGTGCCGCGAGGCGAACCGCATCGCGATCAACGAGTACCGGGCTGGCCGCCGTCGGCGTAAGGCGATGGCCGAGACGGGTGGTGGCGCATGAGCTACCAGACCCACGACCTGTCTGAGTGGGCGGCGTTCTTGTCGCTTGGCACCGGTATCACCGCCACCGGCTGGCTGCTGTGGCTGCTGCTGTTCGAGCCGCTGCTGGACTGCGACCTCGACCCGCGCCCGCTGGTGCGCCGTACGGCCAGGACGGTGCACGAGGGCGCCGTGTGCGCGGGCAACAACCTGAACCGCGCGTACGCCTCCGCCCACCACCAGTTGGCCCCGGTCGCGGCCTGGGTGTGGCACGCGCTGTTCACCGCCCGCGAAGCGTGCCGGGACATGGCCGCGCTCCTCATCCTCCTCACCACCCGCCCGGAGGCAACCCGATGAAGACCGTCTACGTCGTCATGGTCGGCGAATTCCCGACTGCCGCCACGCCGAGCCTGGAACTGGCGCAGGCCTACGCGCTCGCCGCCGAGTCCCAGCACCAGAAGGCCGGCGAGTGGGAGCACCGCTGGGACGAGTACCACCACGGTGTGCTGCGGCTGATGCAGCGCCGGACGGCCCGAGGCGGCCGGTTCTCGTGGACGCAGCGTTCGGTGCGCCCCGTCGACTACATCACCGAGGAGAGCGCCCGATGAACCACTCGTCGAAGCCGCAGCAGTCGTTCCACCTCGGCTCCAACCACCTCCACGGCGTCGCCCGGTTCGACGCCATCCGTACCGACACCCTCGTCTCCCTCGTCGCCAAGTGGGGTGACCCCGACACCCGCGACCAGGTCCTCGACGCACTCGACGAACTGGCCGCTGTCGTGCAGGGCGTGGCCCGTGAGGGCGAGTTGGATGCCGTGCTGGAAGAGGTCGAGGACGTCGCCGGGATGGACACGGCGCAGGTCGAAGTCTCGATCCGGGACGTGCACCGTCTGGCCGCTGAACTGGCCGAGGTGGAGCGGTCGCTGTCCCGCTTCAACCCGGAGCGGTCGCAGGGCGCGTCGCTGATCAAGCATCCGTCGCACGCGGCGACCCGCCGTCACCTGAAGGCGAACCCGCTTCCGGAGCAGGACGGGAGGCGGACAGCGTGAGCGCCCGCGATGAACTCGAAGCCGCCCTCGGCGAGGGCCTTCATGAGATGTCCTCCCGCTGGGAGCGCATCGGCTCGATGCTCGATGCGTTCCGTGACGAGGTCCTCGCCGAGCAGCAGACCGGCCCGCTGACGGTGTTCCGGGCCTCCCACGACTCGATCGTGTTCGGCCTCTACACCACGGCCGAGGCTGCCCGCGAGCACTGCGAGGCGTACGAGCGCCGCGACCAGCCGGACAGCAGCCTCGACTGGATCGAGGACGAAGAGGACGGCGTCGCCGAGATGACCGCTTGGGTCGGCGGCGAGGAGTGCACGACGGGCTACGTCGTGACCGCCCTGGAAGTCGCCGCCAAGTACGACCCGGAGGCCGACGAATGAGCGCCCGCAGTGTGATCGAGCACGCGCTGACCGTCTACTACGACGGCAACGCCGAGCTGGTCGGGAAGCTCCTCGCGAACTACGACGCCGAGCGGGCGACCAAGACCGAGGAGAAGGCCAGCGCCCAGGCGCCGACGGCCACTCCCACCGACACCAACCGCCGCGCCCGCCTCCTCCACGAAATCACCTTCGACGGCGGCCGGTGGAAGTCCGGCGACGTCGCCCGCTGGTACCAGACCCAAGGCCTCACCGGGCTCGACGTCCGGGCGGCACGCCACGACCTCGCGACCCTCCGCGACTCCGGCGCCATCACCCAACACGACACCGCCGGCGTGAGGTTCTACACCCGCGCCTCCCGCACCACCCGGAAGGACGGCAGCAAGTGAACGCCGAAATCGTCAAGCGCCAGGGCAACGCGCCCGCCATCGCCCAACGCGGCGGCGCCCTCTCCCTCGGCCACATGAGCCCGCACGAGGCGTGGCTGTTCTGCCAGTCCCTCGCCGACACTCCGCTCCTGCCCGACGCCTACCGCCGCAACCCCGCCTCCGTGCTGTGGGCCATGGAGTACGGCCGCGCCCTCGGCCTCGACGTCGTGACGACGATCAACACCATCCACGTCATCAAGGGCAAGCCCACCCAGTCCGCCGACCTCATGCTGTCCCGAGCCCGGGACGCCGGCCACAAGGTCCGCATCCGGCAGGAGCCGGGCCAGTGCACCGTCAGCATCTGGCGGTCCGACGACCCCGAGTTCGAGAACGTCATCACCTGGACCTACGACGACGCAGTCACCGCCGGACTGTGCGAGCTCCGCAACAACCGCCCTTACTCCCGGAGCCAGAAGGGCGAGAAGCAGAACTGGGAGAAGTACCCGCGGGCGATGCTGCGGGCGCGCGCCATCTCCGAGTGCGTACGCACGGCGTGCCCCGAGGTCCTGCACGGCGCGATCTACACGCCGGAGGAAGTCGGCGCGTGGGTGGACCAGGACGGCCACCCGGTAGAGCCGCCGGTTGCGCCAGTGCAGCAGTTGCACGCCGTCCAGCAAACGCCCGCCCCGCAGACGGCGGCGCAGGGCCGCGACTACCTCCACGAGGCGAGCGAAGCACCGGACGCCGAGGCAGTACGCGGCATCTACCGCGAGGCCGCAGCCGACGGCGCGGTGCCGGAGTACCTCGCACAGATCGTGGAGATCGGGAAGCAGAAGGCGGCCGCCGAGCAGGCCCCGGCCGGCGACGACGGCGACGTGGTGGACGTCGAGACCGTCGACGAGCCCGCGCCCGACGAGCACGCCGCCGCCGTAGCCGAGCTGCGGCAATTCGCCGCCGAGAACGGCATCACGGACATCGACGCCGCCGCCTATCCCGCCCTCGGGGCGCCGCTCGACGACGTGTCCCCTGCCGCGATCCGCGGCTTCACCGCACAGCTCCGCAACAGCGCCGCCTGACCCACCCCGAACACGGGGCGCCCTCGCGGCAATCGAGGGCGCCCCGCCTTCCAGGAGACCACATGGACATGCAGCAACTCGCGCTCGAAGAGGCCGCGCTGAAGAGCCTCGTCGATGCGATCGGCGACCGCCTCAAGGCGGTGAAGGCCGAAATGCAGGAAGCCCTCGACACCAACGGCGCCACCCGCGTCACCGCCAAGCTCCCCGACGGTACGAAGGTCGCCACCATCTCCCGCACCGAACCGAAGCCCGCTGCCACCGTGACCGACCCGGACAAGTTCCTCGCCTGGGTCCGCGAGCACAGTCCCGCCAACATCGTCTCCCGCCTCGTCATCGAGGTCCGGCCCGCGTACACCACCGCGCTCCTCGCGGAGATGACCGCGGCCGGCACTGCGCAGTGGGCCGACAAGGAGACCGGCGAAGTCTTCGACGTGCCAGGCGTGGAGATCAAGGCGACCCGCGGCCGTACGCATTCGGTGCGGCCGGTCGACGGCGGCCGCGAGGCCATCGCCGAGGCCTGGCGATCCGGGGCGCTCTCGCACCTCGCGCTGCCGCAGATCACCACAGGCGGTGCCGAGTGACCCCGCGCATCATCCCCGCTGGCGAGCGATACGGCCGCCTCGTCGTCACCGTCCAGCGCAACCCGTGTGAGCCGCGCATCCAGTGCCGGTGCGACTGCGGCAAGGACCACTCCCTCCCTCTCGGGCAATGGGGGCGCACACAGTCCTGCGGGTGCCTGCGTAGTGAGATCCTCCTCGCACGGCACACCAGGCACGGCTACAGCGGCACCTCCATCTACATGACGTGGACCGACCTCGTCGGCCGCTGCACGCGCCCCACGCATAAGAGGTGGGCCGATTACGGCGGTCGTGGGATCACCGTGTGCGAGCGGTGGCGGGACTTCGCCAACTTCCTTACTGACGTCGGTGACCGGCCATCCGGCATGACTCTCGACCGCATCGACAACGACCGCGGCTACGAGCCGGACAACGTCCGCTGGACGGACTACTCCACGCAAGCCAAGAACCGTCGCCCGTCGGCGTACGCGGGTAGTCGACACGACCCCGAGACCGGCCGGTTCCTTCCGAAGGGCACGTCCGCATGAACTTCAATCAGCTTCGTCGACTTGCGTGGGACACGGAAACTACGTCGGTAAGTCCGACTGAGGCCCGCATTGTGACGGCTGCTCTGGTCGTACGCGGCGGCGGGCTCCCCGACCGAACCTTCTCCTATCTGATCGATCCGAAGGTTCCGATCCCGCCGGCCGCGAGTGCCGTGCACGGGATCACCGACGAGCGAGCGCAAGCCGAGGGCACCGACCCGAAGACCACGCTCGACGAGATCGCCGGACGCCTCGCCGAGGCCCTGGCCTACGGCATGCCGGTCATCGCGTTCAACCAGTCGTTCGACTGGAGCATCCTCCACTACGACCTCGTACGGCACGGCCTGCCGACGATGGCCGAGCGTCTCGACGGCGAGCCGCTCACACTGCTGGACCCGCACGTCATCGACCGGCAGTGCGTCCAGCGGCTCCGCGGGGCCGGGCTGCGGAAGTTGAAGCCGACGTGCGAACGCTACGGCGTCGCCCTCACCGACTGGCACACCGCGGAGGCTGACGCGCTCGCCGCGCTGCTGCTGACGGACGCCCAGTTCGACTACCACCCGCAACTCGCAGCGATGGGCCCGCAGCAGTTGTACGCGGCTCAGAAGGCGTGGCGAGCGGAGCAGCAGACCGGGTTGCAAGCCTTCCTGCGGAAGTCGGATCCGGAGGCGTACTGCGCACCGGAGTGGCCACTGATTCCGGCTCAGCGTGGGGGTGCGACGTGATCGTGTCCCGTCGCCGCCTCGAAGAACGCGTCCGCAGCCTCGCCACCCGCAACGAGGCACTCATCGCAGACCGGGACGCCTGGAAGGCGGACGCCGACGCGACCGGCCGCGCGCTCGGTCAGGTGGCCGGGGAGCTGTCCCGCGCGAAGGACGTCATCGCCTCCCGCATCGCCGCCGCGGGTCATCCGTCGACCGCGTGGCAAAGCCCGCAGGCGTTCGCCGACGCACTCCAGCAGGCCCTCACCGACGCCGGAGTCGACCTGCAGATCGAGCTCGCACGCCTGGAAGGAGCCGACCTGTGAACTGGCCATTCGTCACCCGCCGTCTGCGCGACGCCGAGATCGCCGAGCTACGCCAACGCGTTCTGGACACCGAGGCGCGCCACGACGACGCAGAAGGCGAGCGGCGCGTCCTCGCCGCCCGGAACGCCGTCCTCCACGCCGCGAACCTGCGCCTCGAGGGCCGCAACACGGAACTGGCCCGCCGCCTCGACGACAGCACCGACGTCGCCCACATGGCCGGCCTGGAGCGCCGGATCGAGCACTTGGAGCAGCAGCTCGACGACGCCCTCGGCCTCAACGATCCCGCCGTCCGCGCGGGCGCGGCCTGGCAGTCGCGGCGCATGGACAAGCCCCACCCCCGGAAGGAGGCGGACGTCTCGTGACCAGCCCACTGCGTGTCCTGCGGCAGATCGTCGCCCCCACCGGCCGACACCGGCCAAAGCCCGTGCTGCTGCCTGATGAGCCGCTCGTCGAACAGACGGTGCCGATCCCGCACGTGGTCCTCAACGAGACGGAGCTGACACAGCTCCTCGACGCGGACGAGATCGCCACCCACGAGGACGCCGACTGCCCGCGCTGCGAGCGGGCCACCGCCCACGCCGTCAACCGCGACACGTCCCGGCGCTGCTGGGACTGCGGGGCTACGACTCCGGCAGGTGCCGCATGACGACCTTGTTCGAGCTCACCCCGCAGGTTCCGGCCGCCACCACGGCGACCGGGCCCCGGCCCCTCGTCATCGGCCTCGACGTCGCCATGGGCATCTCCGGCGTCGCCGGAGTCGGCTGGACCGACCACGTCCGCTGCACCTCCGACAGCCAGCACGAGCGCTTCGCCGCCCAACTCGCTGGCCTCGCCTCCTTCTACCGCAACGCGGACTTCGTCGTCATCGAAGGCGCCGCCTACTCCAAGAACAACCAGGGCGCCGACGCACTGGCCGCGATGCGGTGGATGGTCCGCCACGACCTATGGAAACACGGCATCCCCTACACCGTGATCACGCCGTCCAAGCGGATCACCTACGCGACCGGCACGACCGTGCACTACGACGAGAACAACGTCCGGCTGAAGGGGACCGCGCTCAAAGCGCTGGTCCGCGCGGCGGTCGGCGAGCGGTACGGCATCCACACCGAGGGCACCGCGAAGTCCGACGAGGCGGACGCCTACGTGATGTTGGCGATGGGCCTGCACTGGCTCGGTCACCCGCTGGCTGAGGTTCCGGCCAAGCATGCTGCGGCGCTGGCTGGCTGCCAGTGGCCGGAGCGCGAGCAGGTGATCGCGCGGTGAGCACCAGTCAGGCCCTCACCATCACCACGATCGCCGTCTTCGCCGCGCTCGCCCTGGCGTGGCAGATCCTCACCGCCTGGGAGGGCGAACAGACCACCGCCGAGGACGACGAACCCACCCGCGGTCTCGCCCTCGACGACACCGCGCGCGGCATTGATGCGGGCTGGCAGGACGAGTGCGAACTCATCTGGGCCACACCCGACCCCGCCAGCCTCGACCGGCTCCGCACCGCCATCCACGAACACCGCGAGCAGGAGGGCACCGAATGATCCTCGAAGGCTTCGGCGGCCCCGGAGGCTGGGCCGTCGCACTCCGCGACCGCCCCACCCCGCACGTCGGCATGGAACTCGACCAGTGGGCGTGCGCCACCCGCGCCGCCGAAGGCCACCCCACCATCCGCTGCGACGTCACCGCCTACCCGACCGCACCGTTCCGCGGCCGCATCACCGGCAAGGTCGACTCCCCGCCCTGCCAGGCCTGGTCACAGTCCGGGCACCAACTCGGCCTCGAAGATCAGCCGCTCGTACACCAGGCCGTCGAAGA